CTTTTCCGTTTTCACCGACTCAAGAGAGCACTAGCCATGACTAAGGCCACAACAGGGCAGAATCGGGCGCTGCAGGTCGTTACAGACTCGAACAGGGTCGAACAGGGAATCAGTACCGAATCTAAGCGTCTAATTGGCTCAGGAACGCCTAGAATCTCCTCACGCCTGAACGATTTACCTTCTAAGGGCTTAGAAATCATTGACTTCGCCTCTCAGATTGGCATTGATCTAATGCCGTGGCAGAAGTTCGTATTCGAGCACGCGCTCAAGGTCAAGCCGGACGGACGCTGGCACGCGCCTCTGGTGGTGGTCGTTGCAGCTCGTCAGAATGGAAAATCTACGATTATGGAGATGTCGATTCTGGCTCGCCTTTTCCTGTGGCAAGAATCGCTCCAGCTTGGATCAGCTCACGTTCTGACTACATCGCTAGAGACATTCCGGCACGTGGTTAGCATTATTGAAAGCAATCCATCATTAGCTAAACAAGTCAAGAAGATTCGCTGGGCTCATGGATCCGAGGAGATTGAGCTGATGTCCGGCGCTCGGTACGTGGTCAAGGCCGCTAATGCCGCAGCGCGTGGATTTGCTAAACCGGAGACTGTTTACATGGACGAGACGCGTCAATTAAAAGACACCGAAGCCTGGTCAGCGATGAGATATACGATGATGGCCGCCAAGAATCCTCAACTCTGGACGTTTTCGAATGCTGGAGATCAACATTCCTTAATCTTGAATCAGCTACGCGAGCGCGGTATGGCATCGGCTGCTGGTGGAAACGATGACATTGCCTATTTCGAATGGTCAGCATTTTCGGACAAAATTGAAGATGAAAAGAATTGGGTCGCGAGCAATCCGGCGCTTGGTCACACAATCCACGAAGATAATATCCGCGCCGTTCTCAATGATCCGCCAGATGTAGTCCAGACGGAGGTGTTGTGCCGTTGGGTCAATACAATCTCCGGAGCAATTCCTGTGAAGGAATGGGAAGAGTGTGGATCTGATGAGATTCAACTTAATGTCGAAAAGGTAACCTGGTTCGGCCTTGATCTATCGCCAGATCGTAGAGATGGGGCGTTGGTCGCTGCTCAAAAGAATCCTGACGACACTTTCAACATCAAACTTCTGCACACCTGGCACAATCCAATCTCGCTAGACGATAAAGCCATCGCCAATGACATCGCGCCCTATGCCAGAAAGTATCCGCTCGAATATGTGGCTTTCAGCAAGAGAACATCGTCAGCCGTGGCCGCTAGATTGCAACCGGCAGGAATTCCAGTCATTGACATTGATGGCGCTCTCTACGGCCAATCGTGCGATGAATTGCTGGGTGCGATTACCTCAAAGAGATTGATCCACGGAAAACAGGCAGAATTATCCAAGCAGATATTATCGGCAGTCAGATTGCCAATGGGGGACGGCGGTTGGATCATCGGCCGGCGCGCCTCAAGCGTTGCAGTCTGCGCGGCAGTGGCTTCGGCTCTTGCGACACATTTCGCGACACGCCCAGAGATGGAGATTGATATTCTGGTCGGGTAGATGTATAGAACACCTTTAGACTTCGGGACATGGGAATTTTCTCTCGCAATATCACGACGGCTGCTCCAGCTGCGACCTATGACGTCCAGGCATCTCTTGCGCCAACAAATACAACAGATTCAATTTATAATTTCTACGGATTAACTGGAATCACTGCGTCTCGCGCTGAATTTATGTCAGTGCCAACGTGTGCTCGCGCACGTAACATCATCACGTCTAGCGTTGCATCAATTCCATTGAAGGTTCGTGTAAAGGCTGACGGAACAGAAGTTGAAACTCCTCCAAAGTGCATCAATCAACCGGATCCACGTGTTCCAGGATCTAGTACGTATGCCTGGCTTTGCGAAGATCTCCTTTTATTTGGTTACGGGTATCTCAGGATTACTGAGATTTATGCCGATACGTATCGCATTCGTGCAGCTGAAAGAATCTCTCCAACTCGCGTTGGAATTATTACAAACGCACGCGGAACAGAGATTGAGTATTACACCATCGATAACATTCCAGCGCCTGAATCTGGCGTCGGTGCTCTTGCAGTTTTCTACGGAAACGATGAGGGAATTCTCAATCGCGCTGGTCGCACAATTAAAGCCGGAGCAGAATTAGAACGCGCTGCGGTTATGTACGCACGCGAGCCAGTTCCAACGATGGTTTTGAAATCTAACGGCACTGCACTTCCAGCAGATCGCATCGCTAAACTTTTGGAATCTTGGGGCGCTGCTCGACGCAATCGCGCCACTGCATTCTTGAACGCTGATGTTGAATTGCAGGCTTTAGGATTTGACCCAGAGAAACTGCAATTGAATCAAGCAAGATCATACGTTGCGACTGAATTGGCGCGTGCGTGTGGCATTCCGGCTTATTACGTCGATGCAGAAACTGGCTCCAGCATGACCTACTCCAACGCTGCTCTTTCACGTCAATCACTCGTCGATTTCTCATTGAGAAATGTCATGACCAGCATTGAAGAGCGTCTTTCAATGACTGGAATGCCAAATGATTTCGTTCCAGCATCGCAGGAAGTTAAATTCGATCTTGATGATTATTTGCGTGGATCTGCTAAAGAACGCGCAGAAGTTTACAAAATGCTTTATGACATAGGTGCAATCACAACAGACGAAATCCGAAGAGAAGAGGACATGATCTCATGAAAGAAACAAAGCCAACTCCGATGAATCTGGACTTTTCAATCAAAGTCACGGCAACGGACTTTCCAAAGCGAGAAATCTCTGGACGTATCGTGACCTGGAATGAAACTGGATCTACATCAGCCGGAGCGACATCATTTAAGCCAGGTTCAATTACTTTCGGCAACACAACAAAATTGCTCTTGGAACATCGCCGTGAAGCGCCAATCGGATTCTTGAAATCCTACAAAGTCACCGACGAAGGCATTGATGCAACATTCGCTATTGGAAACACAACTGCCGGAAACGATTCTTTAGTAGAAGCATCATCTGGATTACGTGACGGATTCTCAGTAGGAGTTCTTGCTGAAAGGTACAAGAATGTCGATGGCGTTCTAGTAATCAGCGCAAGTGCTCTCAAGGAAGTCTCACTCGTAACAGACCCAGCAATTGCGAGCGCAAAAGTCGCCGTCGCAGCTAGTGAACAAGAAGATTCTGAATCAGAGCCACAAGCCGAAGAGTCAGAAACAAACACACCAACACCAACACAAGGAGAAAACGAAATGGAATCAACTCCAGCCGTTCCCGAAGCAGCAGCCGAAGCGGTTGAGGCTTCCAAAGTCGTAACTGCAACAGAGACAACTCGTCCGTTGTATTTCACAAAGCCACGTTCACCAATTGCAACTCCAGGGGCATACCTAGAGCACACAATCAAGGCGAAAATGGGAAATGAAGATTCTCGTCAGTACGTAATGGCTGCCGATGATTCATTTACAACAAATCCAGCATTCTCACCAGTTTCATATATTCGCGACGTTGCAACAAACACAACAATGGTTCGTCCAACTGTGGACGCTTGCGGTGGTACACGTCCACTTAATTCATACGGAATGACAGTGTCAATTCCAAAGATCACTGCAAATTCAACAGTTGCAACAGTTGCAGAAGGTGGAGATCCAACTGGAACAACTCAGATCACTTCATCTTATGTAAATGCGACAGTTATCAAGAAGGCCGGATTTCAACGCTATTCAGTAGAATTACTAGATCGTTCAGATCCATCATTCTATGAAATCATGCTACAAAATCTTCGTGATGGCTACGCTCAAGCAGTCGATGAGTACGTAATTGCTCAAATCACTGCTGGCGGAACACAAGCCACTGCAGTCGCAGCAGATTCAGCAGGAATCATCTCATTCGTATCAAAGGAATCAGCAGCTGCATACAGTGCAACAAAGCGCACTGCAACTGCATACGTTGCCGGTACTTCACAGTGGTCACTCTTGATGGGTGCAACTGACACAACTGGCCGTCCAATTTACAACGCTCAGCCATTGACACAAAATGCCGGTGGAACTGCTAATCCAACGTCAATTCGTGGAAACGTCTTGGGCTTGGATCTCTACGTAGATGCAAACATGGTTTCAACAACTATCGACGAATCAGCGTTTATCATTGAGCCTCGTTCAATCGAAATTTTTGAATCTCCTGCACTTACACTTTCCGCCAACGTTCCAACAACTGGCGAAATCGAATTGATGCTTTACGGATATGTCGCGGCTGGAGTCACATTCGCCGGCGGACTACGTCGTTTCAATTTAACCTAATAACACTGATCATGGGCTAGGTGCGCTCCCGTATCTAGCCCAGCCGAATACGAAGGGACGATGAAATGCCAGCAATCATTACTGCATCGCAGCTGCGGACAGTCTTGGGCGTTTCGTCGTCCCTGTATTCAGACGCCTATTTAGAAGGAATCATTGATTCTGCTGAACAGGTAATTCTGCCGATGCTTACGGCTAATCAAGCAGCAGTGGCCGGCGTATATCTTGAAAATAACGTTGCCTACTACGTCACGCAACGTCCGAACACATTTGTCGAGGGACAGACAGTCGTCGTCACAGGTTGCGTTCCATCAACTTTTAACGGAACAGTTACAGTCACTTCAAACTATTGGGAAGCGTTTCCGTTCATTCCGTCAATCAATATCTATGGCGGGGCGCTTTACGTATTCACGGCAGCTAAGACAAACGCGAACATTACGTTCCGCGAAGTCATACCTGCTGGCGTTGCTTATCTATCCGGAGCCAACGCGGCCACACTTTACGCATCAACTCCGGCAGTCGAACAAGCCGTGACAATTGTAAGTGTGGAGATTTTCCAATCAGTGGTCGCTCCAGGCGGTCAGATTGAAGGCGTAGATTTTCAGCCGTCGCCTTATCGCATGGGACGATCATTAATGAACAGAGTCGTGGGCTTGTTGAGTCCGTATCTTGAAACTGGAACGATGGCCATCTAATGCCTACACCAACATCAATTGCGACAAACGTCAGAGGCACTCTTGCCACTGCACTCTCTGGCGTCGTTGCATCAGTTTATTCATCGCCTCCAGAAGCAGTGATTCCGCCGGCTTGCGTAATCGTTCCCGATTCGCCTTACTTGGAAACGACAACAATCGGCAAATCTGCGGTACGCGTGAAAATCAACTTCGTGGTTACTGCGGCCGTTGCTTACAACAACACGGCCGGAGCACTTGACAATCTTGAGCAGCTAATCATCAGCATCATCGCAGCGATGCCAGGCGGTTACGAAGTCGGAGACGTTCAACGTCCGACAATCCAATCGGTGGGAGCATCGAATCTATTAGTGGCGGATCTCGCGGTCAGCACTTACTACACACAACAGACAATCTAAGGAGATAGACAAATGCCAACAACTATCGTCACCGGTCGCGACATAACGTTCACCCTTGCGACTACTAACTATGACGCTCAGACAACTTCGGTCACTCTGGTTAATGCGCCAGTGATTACTACTTATCAAACACTCGATGGCAAGGCTTACAAGCACATCGATGATCAGTGGACTCTCAACATTGCACTTCTTTCAGACTGGGGCGCGAGTTCATCACTCTTTGAAGCGATGTGGACTGCGTTCACTTCTGCTCCAAATACTGCACTTGCATTTACACTTGTATCAGCAACCGGCGCATCATTTGCTGGCAACGTCTTTCCAGTGGCTCCAACTGCTGGCGGCGCAGCTCCAGATGCACAGACTGATACCTGGGCGATGCTTGTCTCCGGAACACCAGTTCTCACAATCACTTGATTTGACCAATAGAAACGGGAGCACGAAATGCGACTACCAATCACAATCGAATACACAAATGGCGAGTTCGGCACTTACACTGCACAACCTCCAGAGTGGGCTAAGTGGGAACAAAAGACAGGCAGCACAATTTCGCAAGCGCAAGAGAAGATCGGAATCTCTGATCTTCTCTTCCTTGCGTGGAATGCCATGAAGCGTGAAGCCGGTGGTAAGCCAATTAAAGGATATGAAATTTGGTGTGAAACAGTGGCCGATGTGACAGTCGGTGACGTTCTCCCAAAAGTTACGCCGCCGGAAGCGTAAATCGCATACTCGTCGAGTTAGCAATAGCGACGGGAATTCCGATGAGCGAATGGACGACGGCGGAGCAGATCTACACGGCTTTTGAGATACTGGAGAAACAGAATGAGCGACAACGTTGAGATTGCTTACAATAAGCAAGATCTTCGCGCCATTACTTCTGCTTTCAAGGCTATGGATTCAGAGGCAACTGATGCAGCTAAAAGAGAATCATCGGCACTGGCAGAATTTGCTCAAGGCAAGATTCAACAAAAAGCCGTCTCCAGAGGTAAAGCAGCCGACAGGATTGCCAGTGGCTCCCGTGTATCTAAATCGTCCAAGATTGGCGAATTGTCTTTTGGTTTTGTAAGTCAGAAATTCTCCGGCGGTGCAACAACAAAGGATCTCTGGGGCGGTACGGAGTTCGGATCAAATAAATTCAAGCAGTTTCCTATCTGGTCAGGGTCAACCGGACGTGGTTCGACTGGTTGGTTTATTTATCCGACACTTCGCCAAATACAGCCAGAGATCATTGCTAAGTGGGAAAATGCTTTTGATCGAATCCTAAAGGAGTGGTAAATGGCCGGACAATCGCGCACACTCAAGCTCTCGATTCTTGCTGATGTAGATCAGCTCAAAAAGTCACTTCAACAAGCTAACGGAGACGTCGATGATTCATCGTCCAAAATGGGAGATTTTGCCAAGAAAGCAGGATTGGCTTTTGCTGCTGCTGGGGCTGCTGCTGGCGCTTACGCAATCAAGATTGGAATCGATGGTGTCAAGGCAGCGATTGAAGATGAAGCAGCGCAGGTCAAATTAGCCAATGCCCTCAAATCTGCAACGAATGCAACTCAAGCGCAAATTGCAGCTACGGAAGATCAAATTCTCCAAATGTCTCTGGCGACGGGCGTCAGCGATTCAAAACTTCGTCCGGCTTTGCAGCGCATTGCGCTTTCAACAAATGATCTCAGCAAGGCTCAGGATCTTCTTTCCGTTGCTCTTGATGTTTCAACCGCTACGGGAAAGCCTCTGGAAGCTGTGGCAAATGCCATTGGAAAAGCCTATGACGGCAATACTGCCGCGCTTGGCAAACTGGGCATTGGACTCTCATCAGCTGAACTCAAAACAATGTCATTCACAGACGTCCAGACAAAGCTGACAGATTTATTTGGCGGCGCTGCAGCTGCTAACGCCGAAACATATCAAGGCCGCTTGGATCGATTGAAAGTCACATTTGAAGAAGCCAAAGAAACTATTGGCTATAAATTGCTCCCAATCATTCAGCAATTGGTTGATTTTATTGTCAGCAAAGTCGTGCCGGCGCTTGGCAAATTTGCCGATTTCTTCAAGCCTATCACTGATGCAATTGATAACAACAAAGAAGCATTTACAGACTTTATTGCGTTCATTCAAAAATATGTCGTTCCAGTTATAACAACAGTTTTGGGCGGTGCATTTAAGGTTGTAGGAGAAATTGCTGGCGGAGTGATTAATGTTGTCGGCGCTGTCATAGGCGGTCTAAATTCTTTGATTTCTGGTGCTACATCCGGCATTAACGCACTCATTGGTCTTTACAACAATACAGTCGGAAGAATTCCTGGAGTCCCTGACATTCCTAAGATTTCAGCACCAAGCGTTAGTGTTCCTACAGTTTCAATTCCTAAGATAACAACGACTTCAACAAATGTGCCAACAATCAATGTTCCATCAGTTTCGGGTGGATCAACGGCTGTTTCATCGACGGGCAATGGTGTTGCCTCAGCTGCCGCCGGCGCTGCCAATGTGGTCACAGGATCTTTTAATGTTGGTTCATTCCGTATGGCCGAAGCTGCTACATCAGGAACAACAATCAATCTGACAGTCAATGGCGCTTTTGACAAGGAAGGCACCGCACGGACAATCGTGGACACTCTCAACGATTCTTACTATCGCGGCACTGGTGGCGGCGGTAATCTGGTAGCACTCTAATGACGCAGTGGTCTCCTGAATGGAAGGTCTTGATCAAAGGCGTCGAATTTACTGACGTCGTTTTGGCCAACCTTGCGATTTCGTCTGGTCGCACAAATATCTATACTCAAGCCCAAGCCGGATATTGCACGCTCAATCTCATCAATCTGAACCTGGGAGCCATTACTGCCGAAATCAATGATTCCGTCTCAATTCAAGTCAAAGATACATCTGGGACATTTGTGCCTATTTTTGGCGGATCCATTGTGGACGTCTCTGTGACTGTTTCGCAGGTTGGCTCGGTAGCAATTACTCAGGAGATCACCATCACGGCTCTAGGGGCGCTTGCAAGGCTTCAAAAGGCATTGACTCTGGGCGTGTTATCTAAGGATTTTGACGGCGACCAGATTTATTCAATCCTTGAAGATTTACTGGTCAATAACTGGAGCGAGGTGCCAGCAGCTCTTACGTGGGCGGATTACACACCAGCGACTACGACTTGGGCTACTGCGGAAAATACCGGACTTGGAGAGATAGATCGTCCAGGCAATTATGAGCTGGCCAATCGCGGATCTAGTCAGACAGTTACCTGGAATTTAGTGGCAGACCTTGCCACTTCTGGACTTGGTTATTTATACGAGGACGCGTCTGGACTTATTTCCTATGCAGATTCGACACATCGATCAACCTATCTGGCCACTAACGGATACACCGACTTAGATGCTAATCAAGCTCTGGGCCGTGGAATCAAGATCCAGACGAAGGCAGGAGATATTCGCAACGACGTTTCCATAGTCTGGAAATCCGGAACGCAGACTGCCACTGACGCAGCTTCAATTGCTCTTTATGGAAAACTGGCGCAACAAATAACCACGTCTCTGGAAAAGTCTGCCGATGCGCTATCTCAAGCCAATTTCTATTTGACACTTAGGGCGCAGCCGCAAGCATTCCTGGAATCAATCACTTTTGCCTTGACTAATCCGGAACTTGACGATGGTGATCGAAATTCTTTGATTAATGTATTTATGGGTCAGCCGATCTCGCTGGCCAATTTGCCGGTCAATATGCAATCAGGAAATTTCTTGGGCTTTGTCGAAGGCTGGAGATTCCAGGCTTCTTATAACGAATTATCCGTGACACTCATCGTCTCTCCATTGCCATTCTCGCTTCAGGCTATGGAATGGCAGGATGTAAGTGTCGCTGAAAGATTTAACACACTATCTGGCACACTTGACTATGCGGATGCATTAGTCGTCAATTAAGGAGAAACGATGGCAAATCCAACAACAAACTTCGGCTGGGTGATGCCGACGAGCAGTTCGCTCGTTACAAATCTTCCAGCTGATTTCAACACCTTTGGTCAGGCAGTCGATACATCAATGGCAGAACTTAAAGGCGGCACGACTGGTCAAATCTTGTCCAAGACAAGCGCAACAGACATGGACTTCACTTGGATCACAAATGACGTCGGTGACATCACTGCCGTTACAGCTGGCACTGGCATTTCGGGCGGTGGCACTTCTGGAGCAGTAACGGTTACTAATTCCATGGCAACGGCAATCACAACTGCCGGCGATTTAATCAAAGGCACTGGCTCTGGAACTTTTGATCGTCTTGGTATTGGCAGCACTGGTCAGGTTTTAACAGTAGCTGCTGGAGCGCCAGCATGGGCAACACCAGCTTCCAGCAGTGCCGGCTTAACGCTAGTCAAATCACAAACAATCGGCAGCGCGGTTTCATCAGTAGAGGTCACAAGTGCTTTTAGTTCAACTTATGACAACTACTTGATCACGTTAAATGGCGGCGTTGCTTCAGCCGACACTAACCTTCGTTTGACTTTTGGTAGCACAACAGCAGGTTATTATTCAGTCGGCTATTATATGTTTTACAATTCTACAACAATCACTGGAATCAAAGATGAAAATATAGGTTTTACAACTTGTGGAATTGGTAACACTAATACACTTATGGCACAAAGCATTGTCCAGAATCCTAATTTAGCAAAAAGAACAATTTTTCAAAACAATAGCGTGCCGGGTTCTTCAACCTTAAACACATTGAATTTCAATGGTTTTCTGGACAATGCGACGCAATACACCGCTTTCACAATTACGTCAAGCGTTGGAACAATGACAGGCGGCACAATCCGCGTTTATGGTTATCAGAATTCATAAGGAGAAAAAATGAAAATCCAAATTGACGATCAAATCCAAACTGCAACTGCTGAACAAATTCCATTGGTTCAAGCAATCCAATCTGCGCCAACAATTGAAGCACGAGCACAAGCACAACAGGAAGCGCGTGCCGCATTATTTTCCAAATTAGGCTTAACCGCTGAAGAAGCGGCATTGTTGCAATAATGAAAAACTATCCTGACGGCACTGCCGCTCGGATCATTGAAGTGGCACTAGCTGAAGTCGGCACGATTGAAGAAGGCGACAACCTGACAAAGTACGGCAAGTTTACAAAGGCGGACGGTTTACCGTGGTGCGGATCCTTTGTGAATTGGTGCTTCGATCAAGCTAAGGTCAAGATCACATCGATGGTTTCAACGGCTGGTGGTGCTCACAAGATGAAAGAGCTTGGCCGATGGATCGAGGATAAGCCGCAGCTCGGAGATCTCTGCTTCATGGACTTTCCACACGATGGCATTGATCGAATTAGCCACATCGGAATTGTCGTCAAGGTAGACCAGACAAGCGTTCTCTGCATCGAAGGCAACACGTCAGGAGAAGGCGATCAACGTAACGGCGGAATGGTGATGATCAAGCGCCGGTATATGGGCAAGGAAATCGTCGGTTTTGCTAGGCCAAAGCTCGTCTCTTATACAGGACAATATCCAGAGGTCGAGCCACTTCCACAGGCAAAGCCGAAAAAGGAGAAAAAGAAATGAAAGACTTTAAAGCGTTAGCGGCATCATGGGCAAGAAGCTCCGTGGCCGGAATGTTGGCGGTTTATCTTACGGGCAACACAAATCCAAAGGATCTGGCAATGGGGCTTGTCGCTGGATTAGTACCAATGCTGGCACGCTGGGCAAATCCGAACGACGTCGCATTCGGCAATAAGAAGTGAGCGTAGGCGAATGGACGGCGGTAGGTGGGCTTGTTCTTGCGCTGCTTACTGCCATCTATTCGTCAATGAGATTCATGGTGAAGTCGATCATGAGGGAACTGTCTTCGAATGGTGGCAACAGCCTGAAGGATCAAGTCTCTCGAATTGAGCAAAGATTGGATCAGTTGATGTTGGAGATCGCTCTCAAGAAATAGACACGCCGAGGCCAATCTTGAAAATGTCAGCCATCAATGTCATTCTTTATTTGGGAGCATTCGACAAGGCTCCCACGGGAGCAAAAATGACAACAAGTGAAATCGGACTATTTGTCCTGATGATGATCGGCTGCATTTTGTGGTCGATTGTGAGCTATTCAGTAGGTTACAAAGAAGGCCAGCGAGACGGATACCGACGTGGCAGATCAGTCAGCCGCCACATCTCAGCTAAGGCGGTGAGCAAGTGAGTTTCCTAGATAATTACGAAGATGTAGCTGCTCGAATTCAACGCTTTTGGGCCACTTATCCAAACGGCAAAATCCACACGTCAATAATGGACGTCAATCTTGAGAAAGGTTATGTCCTCGTCGAATGCCGGATTTACCGCAATTATGAAGATCAGGAGCCAGCCGGCATCGATTACGCATTTGGAAATGTGAACACCTACAACGTCCAGATGAAAAAATGGTTTATTGAAGATACCTGTACCTCAGCAATCGGACGCTGCGCCGGCCTAGTGCTTGGCACTGACAAACGGCCAACAGTTCAAAATATGCGCCAAGTAGAGCAAATCGATTCACAGATTGTTCAGGACTCTGCCGTGGCATATGACTACTGGAGCACAAAGCACGGAGATGTTCCGTCATTTCAAACACGCGAAGCAGCTGAAGAAGCCGGAATGCCGACGCTGGGCGTGGCCATTGACGAAATCAAAAGCACTCTTGGCGGCGTACAAGTAGCTGCTGCTCCGATGTGCGCTCATGGCCACATGATCTGGAAGGAAGGCACATCAGCTAAAACTGGCAAGGGCTGGGGCGGTTATATGTGCGTTGAGAAGGTCAAGGCCAAGCAGTGCGCTCCAGCGTGGTACGTACTGACCTCAGACGGACAATGGAAGCCTCAAGTCTGATGGGCGAGATCACTTTTATCAAGGACGGGTACGCGTCTGTCATCCACGACGACGGATCTATAACTACGACTGCGCTAGATCGATGCGATGAATGCCTGGAATGGCAGACAACTGCCGGAGGCTTAACGATTAGAGATCATGGCCAAGAAATCGTTATCTGGGTGTGTGCAAAATGCAGAAAATGACAGTAACGGAAGCCGATGAGTGGGCTATCCACCGACGAGCTTCTGATGTTGTATTTGCACAATCCGGATCACTCGGTCACGGCATTCAGTACAACTCAAAGCTGAACAATCATGAACGATGCGTAGAATATGCCGAATCACTAGCTGCTGAATTACTTGTAGCCAGATACTT